CAGAATTTGAGCGCAATAGTCATAATGCTGCTTGCACGCTGAAATGGTGTTACTGCCTGCGGTTGTGATGGCAAATAATAGCCCCTCTGGTCTTGCACCTTGCCCAAGCTCTAAGGCGCTATAAACGCTGTTATCGGCGTGTAGGTGATATTCATCAACAATAGCAAGGCTTGGGTTAGTTCCTTCAATGGTGCTAGATTTCGCTGCCAGTGGACGCATTAAGCTGTTATTTTTAGGGTTGATCAGTTTATGCTGTTGAATGCTGATCCGCTTTTTCAATGGTGCGGAAAGCAAGCACATTTGGCGCGCATCATCAAAAACAATACGCGCCTGATCACGGCTTACGGCTGCAGTATAAATATCTTGTTGCCCTTTTTCCATAATCAGAAACCAATTCGCCAATACAGCCGCAACGGTAGATTTCGCATTTTTCCTTGCCACTTGCACATAGGCAGATCGGTATTTCCGCAAGCCTGTATCTTTGCGTTTGAAGCCAAGCAAATTAGCAAAAAGAAAGATTTGCCAATCCGATAATTCTATCGGTTGCCCCCTTAAATGCCCTTTAACGTGTGGGCATAAGCGAGAAAAAGCGAGGAATTTCCGCACCGGACTTTCATCAAAGAAATAATCAGGGTTGCTTAAATCCGCAAAATAACGGGCTACGGCTTGTTTTATTTTTTGGCAAGCGATAATTTCCCCGTTTTGCACTTGCTCAGCATAAAGATTCCACGGCATTTACATCACCAAGATTTCATCAATTGCATCCGTTTCTTCCGTTTCTACGGGATTTTTACGGCGGCTAACAGGATCGAAACCAAGCAATGAAGACATTTTAATCATCACTTTTTCTGCGTCTGATTTCGCAGAAAGTGCTGGATTGCGTGATTGTGTACCTTGAGAATTGACAATAATAAAGCCATTTTTCGCTAAATCAGCCACAGAATGACGCCAAATTGCATAGTTTTCGCAATAAATTTCAAGGTTGGTTAAATCTTCAGGTTTAATATCGCCACGTTCTGAAAGTTGCTTAATGCGTGCTTTCCATTGTGATTTAGCGATCTCATCTAAAAATTCAGGTGCTTTATAGCTTTTTCGTTTATTCATTGTTTTCCTTATTTTCAAAAAAATCACTGTGCATAAAAATTTGAGTGGGCGGGCGGTTGTTAGCCTTTGAGTGTTTCTTTTCAAAACTCCCCCCTACCCTGTCTATCTCATTGTTTTTAAAGCAAAACTCAAAATTGAGTTTTGTTTAATTAACCAATCCAAAGTTGGTTCGGTTTAGTTGTTACCATATGACCACAACGAGCTATTTTTTGAGCTGGTTTAAACTGTGGTCATATGTACACGGTTGAATTGTGGTGATATCGCCACAACTGAATTTATTTCTTTGCCCCAAACCCTCGTTTGTCTATGACCCTTGTTTTATAACTATGACAATCACGACATAAGGCTTGATGATTACTTGCCACCCAGAACAGCGGATCAGACTGTCCGTTTTCTACCGGTTTAATATGATCGATAACTGTCGCTGGTGTGTATTTCCCATTAGCTAAACACCTTACACATAATGGGTTGGCTTTAAGATACTGCTCCCGATATTGACGCCATTTACTGTTATAACCTCGTTTATGTGCGGGCAATCTATACCTATCCTTATTTCTTTGGTGTAGGGCTTGATGTTCTTCACAATAACCAGACCGCACCTTATTAGTACAGTTAGGATATTTACAACGCCTTAAAGGTTGGTATGGCATTAGTACACTCCCGGCTCACGATAGACATCCCATAACGCGCTAATTGTCATCGGTACGATTGAAAGATTTAAATCACTCACGCTTTCACGATTCGCATAAAGATGACCGATATACAATAAACAGCCTACTTTTATGGCTGGATTAAAAATTAGGGTTGTTTCGTCACTGTCTTCTTCTGAAAGACTAAAACGTTTTCCTATATGACGTTGAGCAACTTCTAATGAAGCGTTGATATAGCCATATAACAAAGCGTCGTCTAAGTAAAAATCTTCATGAATATTCAAATGGGCTTTCACTTCGTTTAAGGTGATATAGTTATTAGCGTCCATAGGCTTCACCCTCTTTACACATTAACTGGATTTCTCGGTGTGCTTCTTTACTGTCAATCACGGAATAAATAGCAAAAATACGATCACCATATACAACCCGCATTTTTCTAGTAATCCCGGGTAAGTATCGCAAGCGAATGCGGATAATATTTTCTCCTAATTGAAATGGCCCGCTCCAATACTCACGACCCTGGATTGGCTCTATTGACGCTCTGACGGTTGCAATATCCTCCCATTGCGCTTCTGTTCCGCCATAACTATTACGAACAATAGTATTTTTCTGTAGTGTGATTTGACGGTTATATCGTCCCGCACTAAGCATCTTCGCCATCTTGATGTCCTTGTTTTATTTGAACGGTTTGCTTCCAGGCTTGGCTAAATTCATCGCCACCCACATAAGGGCCTAAGCCTTCGCGTTGGCGAACTTCATTAGGGGAGAGAAAACCAGATTTAATTGCAATTTCATAACTGTTAAAGCGTTCTACTTGGTTGATCCGCAATAAATCGCTTGTATCAAATTCAATAACAAACTGCTTACGGGGATTATCCAGATCAATCAATAGCGCATCTTTTAATTGCTGCTCAAAGTTGGTCAGCCAAGGTCTTAACGTCTGGGAAAGAAAGGCTCGACTTGCTTCACTAAAATTACTGTAACTGCTGTTAGAGTAGTCTTGTAAAAAGATAGGGCTAATATTAAATATTCTCGCAATATCCGAAATTGTAAACGCACGACTTTGTAACCATTCCGCATCTTGGTTAGTCATACCTAATTGCTTATACTCCATTCCACCCTCAAGAATCGGAGTTTTCCCGGCATTTTTCGCACCTTTATAACGTTCTAAGGCGTTAATCGCCTTTTTGGCTTTAGCTTCATCAAACCATTCACTTGTGGTAATTAAACCACTGGCCATTAAACCATTCTTCATTACAGACGTGCCGTGGCGTTGTTGTGCTAATCCTAATCCTATCGCTTCGCGGCAAATGGTAATAGGAGACCGCCCCATAAACCCATCTAATGACGCATAGCGTAAATGGAAGATTTCTTCAGGTAAGTAGTTGGTGACTTTGCCGTTCAGGTCGGTAATTTGATAAATATAATCACCTTTTATATTACGTTGAACATTGACCGCACTGGGCGGGTAAGGTGTTAGTGAAAGCGGTTTCCCACTTTTATCCCATTCAATCACCGCATACGCATTTCCATTTAAAAGGCAATGTCGCATCATGGTTACTTTGAATTGGTAGGGTGTCTGATATCTGTTCGGCATTTCATTAAGTAAATAATCGACCGGATGATTATAAACTCGCTCCCGATTTGAATTTTTTAATCGGTACATATAACAAGGCATAGCCGCAACCGCTTCACTAATCACCGTCACCGCATTCATTACCGCGGGTAAGGCTTCTGCGGTTTCTGCTGTAACTAACTCACCCGCGCTCGTATTGGAATAACCTAAAATAGAGAGAAATTCATCTAGGGTAAAAGAACGTTTTTCAGTTTGATTTCGCTTGAATGGCCACATAATTTATAACTCCTCAACTTCTACCCAACGAGCAAATAACGGGCTTAATTGTTTGTCATAGTGCGCGTTTTTTGCTAATTCCATAGAACGCTTGGCGAGTTGAACATTACTATCTGGATAAGCGGGAATACTCGTGACGGTAATTTCTTTTAATTCCGCCCCTTTAATTGTTCGTGTATAAGGTGTTGTTTCAAAATTCCATTCTTCACTGGTTGGAATGAAACCAAATGACATTCCTTGAATATCACCACGGCTAACCGAAACGAGCAAATCTTTTCCTAATGTGGTATCAGGCGGAATAAGCTCAAAATAAAGTCCTGTACTATCTTCACGTAATGACAACGTGCCAGAACGAGTACGGCCCAATAATTTTGTGTGGTCATGTTCAAATAAGGCTCGGATATCCGTATTAGCCTCTAACGATTGCTTAAAAGCGTGTGGTGAAAAACATTCGATAAATTCACCGTATAACACCTCAGAAGGTTTATCCCATTTAACGACATATCCCGTTAATTTCTGTCCATCAGATTGGATCGCACTGCTTCTAATTTCAAAATCTGCCATGATGTGTCCTTGTCAAAAAAGGGGCTTACTTGCCCCATCTTTTTTTTCATTAAGCGGTTAATTCAATAAATTTAATGGCGCTACTATCTACCACACCACCGCCTAGGTATTTATCCGTGTGAACTTTATAAAAGCCCGCTTCTGTGATGTTATCTGGTCGTGTTCTCACACCTGTTTCATGATCGACAATGGTATAACCCCGCTTGAAATCACCTAAAGCAATAACCGCACTATTTGCGCCAGTGCTTGGCATCGTTTCTAAGTAATACACAGGGCGACCTAATAAAGTAGAAGGTGCGCCAACCGCTAAGCCATCACGCCAAATATATTCGCCATTTTTATTCGTGAGTTTTTGTAAGCGAGCGGCAATTTGTGATGACATCACCCATACGGCATTTTTGCGGTATTTGCTGTGAAGTGAATAAAACAGGTCGATTAGAATGTCACCGGTGATATCAGTCAGTGCGGCAATTTCTAATTTTTGTAATGTACCAAATTGACGGGTTTTATCATCATCGGTACTACGCGGATAAGATAAGAAACCTTTTGATTTTTTCGTACCATCACCCAGACTTAAATCCATTTCTTCGGTTTCCGTAAAACCTTGTGAGATTTCTTCTGTTAGCCAAGAGAGAATATCAATGCCGCTAAAATCTAAAATTTCTTGGGTGGTTTTTGGATAAGCATAAATAGGATTTAATCCAATGGTCACTTCATGAAGGGTTGGTGTATTGGTTTGTGTACGTGCTGTGCCTTCTTGGCCATGTGCGATTTCAGCCGCGGTTGCAGTGACTAGTTTCTTATATTCTTTCGCGCCAATAGGTAATCTCACCACATTCGCAATTTGACGCATTACACTATCTTCGGTTAAACGTGTCATCACTTGCTTGTCTAATTGAGGAATGACAGTATAGCCACCATCGCTATTAGTTGTGGTTGAAAGTGTAGAACGAAGCTCGCCCGTTTTAATGTAATGACGGAGTTCATCATTGGTTGGTGCGGATTTATTGGTTGGTGTTTCTGTTTTGATACTGGCTAAGCTGCGTTCTTCATCGGTAACGGTTTCGTAACGAGCAATTTCATCACTAAGTTGTTGAACAAGATTTTTTAATTTCTCGAAATTGACTTTTTCTGTGTCATCTAAATTACGATTCTCTTGTTCTGCCTTCGATAAAATGCAACGCATTTCTTCCACTGCTTTTGCCTTTTGTTGGCGTAATTCAATCAGTTTTTTAAACATAAAAATTAATCCTTAAGGTTAATAAAATAGGTCAATTAGTATATTAATTAATCTATTTTTTATGTAAATGATTGATTTTAAAGGTGGTTAGATACGGAAGATTGCGGAAAGATAAAAAATATTGTTTGATTAAAAAATAGACTAAATTTAATGAAAAAAAATTATTTTTTAGAAAAATAAGGAAAGGTGAACAGGGTGAACACTTGGTGAATACCTAAAAAATAAGTATTCACCCTATAAGTTATTAATATATAATAGTTTTTTTATAGTGGTGAACACGGTGAATACCTTTTATAGAAAAAAATAAATTAGGGTTTAGGTAATGTATAAATTGATGACTTTTATATTTAGTAACACATATAGTAACACGTTAAAGTAATGCTAAAATTTTTATTATATTATTCAATTAGTTATAACCCAGATCAAGTCTCGCCCAGGCACCAACTAACTAACTCAACAAAGCCTTTCGTAACCACTCGAAAGGCTTTTTTAATGCCTGTAATTTCAAGGGCTTAGCCTATTTTACCTATCGCAACTAATCGTATCTAATTGAGTTAAAGCGCGGATTTTAGTAACAAGGTTAGTAACAAGGTGCTACACTTTAAAAAATCTTGTTACTACAACTACGAGGAATGCTTATGCCACGCATCACGAAACCACTCACCAACACGGAAATAGATAAGGCTAAAATCAAAAATAAAGAGTACAACTTAACCGACGGTAACGGGCTTATTTTGAGGGTAAAGCCTACCGGCACTAAGGCTTGGTTGTTTAACTACTATCATCCAACAACTAAGAAAAGAACAAGTTTTACTATTGGAACTTATCCAGTCATTACGCTTGCAAAAGCACGGGCAAAACGTGAGGAATTTCGGGCGTTGTTGGCTAATGGTGTCGATCCGCAAGTAAAAGCTAAAGAGGAAAAGCAAGCTATCAATACGCAAATAGAAAATAGCTTTTTATCAGTGGCTGAAAAATGGAAAGAGAAAAAAGCATTAGAAATTGAGCCTCTCACCTTAAAGAAGAATTGGCGACGTTTAGAAACTTATATTTTCCCTTTGCTTTTTACCTATGATAACAATGAATAAAAAAGCTAAGTATCAACTACTTAGCCTTTATATCATAAAGTAATATTATAAAATAAAACGACTTAAATCTTCATTTTCAACGACATCACCAAGAGCGGATTTCACATAAGCTTCGTCAATAGTCACTTTTTCACCACTCATATCAGATGCTTCAAAAGAGATTTTATCCATCAAGCGTTCCAACACAGTGTGTAAACGTCTTGCGCCGATATTTTCGGTTTTCTCATTAACACGAAATGCTGCTTCTGCAATTGTGGCGATTGCATCTTGAGTAAACTCAATCGTTACACCTTCAGTCTGCATCAACGCTTTATATTGCTCCGTTAATGATGCATTTGGTTCAGTTAAAATACGCTCAAAGTCCTTCGCACTTAACGCACCGAGCTCAACACGAATCGGTAAGCGCCCTTGTAATTCAGGAATTAAATCCGAAGGTCTGGAAACCTGAAATGCGCCGGATGCGATAAACAAAATATGATCAGTTTTCACCATTCCGTGTTTAGTATTAATAGTTGAACCTTCTACTAACGGCAATAAATCACGCTGAACACCTTCACGCGAAACATCCGGGCCACTGGTTTCACCGCGTTTACAAATTTTATCAATTTCATCAATAAAAACGATACCGTGTTGTTCAACCGCTTCAATCGCTTTTAATTTCAGCTCTTCCGGATTGATTAATTTAGCAGCTTCATCTTCGATCAACACTTTTAGCGCGTCTTTAATCTTCATTTTGCGTTTTTGTGTTTGAGCACTGGATAAACTTTGGAACATTGATTGCAACTGGTTGGTCATCTCTTCCATTCCCGGTGGTGCCATAATTTCAACACCAACCGTGCCACCGGCAGCAACATCAATTTCGATTTCCTTATCATCCAACTGACCTTCACGCAATTTTTTACGGAAAATCTGGCGAGTATTGCTGTGCGAATCATTACTTTCAACATTGCCCCACTGATCCTTCGCCGGAGGCAACAAAACATCCAGAATTCGCTCTTCCGCTGCCTCTTCTGCACGATAGCGATTTTTATTAATCTCAGTCTGACGCACTAATTTCATTGCGACATCAGTCAAATCACGGATAATGGAATCCACCTCTTTACCAACGTAACCTACTTCGGTAAATTTTGTCGCTTCAACTTTAATAAAAGGTGCATTTGCCAATTTTGCCAAACGGCGAGCAATTTCGGTTTTACCAACCCCTGTCGGTCCAATCATCAAAATATTTTTCGGGGTTACTTCGTGACGCAACGGCTCTTGCAGCTGCATACGACGCCAACGATTACGCAACGCAATCGCCACAGCTCGTTTTGCATCCGCTTGGCCAATAATATGTTTATCTAATTCAGAAACTATTTCTCTTGGAGTCATCTCAGACATTTTTTTATCCTTTGTTTACGGTAATTCCTCAATAGTAAAATTCGTGTTAGTGAAAACACAAATATCACCGGCAATTTTTAATGATTTCTCAACAATTTCTCTCGCTGATAAATCGGTATTTGCAACCAATGCTCTTGCCGCTGCCATTGCATAGTTGCCACCGGAACCAATCGCTAGAATTTGATCTTCCTCCGGTTGCACCACGTCCCCTAGACCGGTAATAATCAATGACTCTTTGGCATCGGCAACAATCAACATTGCCTCCAACTTACGCAATGCCCGATCCGTACGCCACTCTTTTGCCAGCTCAACGGCACTCTTTAACAAATGCCCCTGATGCATTTCTAATTTACGCTCAAACAATTCAAATAATGTAAACGCATCGGCTGTGCCACCTGCAAACCCGGCAAGCACTTTATCACCATATAAACGGCGCACTTTACGAGCATTGCCTTTCATTACAGTATTCCCTAGCGAAACCTGTCCATCTCCGCCAACTACTACGTGCCCATTACGGCGAACACTTACGATTGTAGTCATTTTTTCGTTTCCTTTTTTAGTCTATTTAAAAACAATGTTTCCCTATATGGGTGCTGGATAGGAAGTTTCAAGGCAGGCATCATCGAAAGTGATAAATTTTTGTAGTGGATCACTACAATGATCGTAGTTTATAATCTTGAACAAAAGAGAAGTGGAGATCTGATCTGCACCCCAAAAGTTGGACTTATTATCCAACAGACAAAGTTGCCGCCGTAAAATTAGTCACAGAGCAAGGTTATTCTGTTGTCCAAGCCTGTTCGGAATTA